ACCATGACAGTCTCACAACTGTCCCTGATGGGTCCGTCCTATTAGGAACCACGCTTTATGCTGCAGGGCTTTACCGTGAACGCGGAACAACTGGAGACAGTTACGCATCCTTCCAAGACATGAGCGGGCCTCCGCTGATGACACTCGGACGCGTCAACCAGTTGCTCGGCGTTAAGCGCAGTCAGGTGGCTTAATGTGGCAGGCATTTTCACAGATGCGATTGACACAGTCGCCGCATCACTCACCGCGCTCGGCCTCAAACCAGTCACCGATCCGCGCAACGCACGACCCCTCACAGTGTTTATTGAACTGCCATCGTTTGAATCGTTTGGTGCAAACCCAACCTCCAAAGTTAGCGACGTCACAATCGTCATTCGAGTCCTCGGCGCGCCACCCGGCAACCAAGATTCCACGGACTACATCCTTGGCGTCGTTGACGACATCCTCGCATCAAACATTGCAGTCATCAATGGTCAACCATCCATCGCAACGGTCGGTTCTCAAGACCTACCCTGCTACGACTTAACAGTTAAACTCACAGCAACCCTCTAACCAACCAAAGGAAAATCATCATGGCTATCGTTTATCAAGGATCAGGACAACTCACAATTGCCACACACAACATCAGTTTGAACTGCAGTTCCATCACATTAGAAGTGGGCTACGACAGTTTGGATGCAGGAGTGATGGGCAATACTGGCTACAAGTATGTAGGCGGCCTTCAGACCGTAAGCCTCTCCGCAACCATCCTTTTGGAATATGGCGCAACATCAGTTGAGTTCTATTTGAGCGACCTTATTGGCGACGGCGACACAACCGTCATCGTTGCACCTGACACTGGCGTAGCAGCACCAGGGAATCCGATCTTTACGATTACCAATATGATGATTTCCTCCTATATGCCGATCTCGTCAACCGTGGGCTCCCTCGACACCATGACCTTGAGTGGCTCTGGTGGAACTTGGGTCCGCGCAACCGCCTGATCTAACCAACAAAAGAAACGAGCCCCGGCATGATTGGTATGACTTTAAGAATAGAAATGCTCAGCGGAGAAGTCCACGAAGCACCCGTCACTTACGGTGTCGCATGCAGGTGGGAGGACCACCATCCTCTTCTCTCCGTTGGGCAGTTTCTAGAAAACATGAAGTTCAAGGCGTTGGCTTGGATGGCATGGGATGCGGTGCGCACTAGCGGTGTCACTGTTGAACTGTTCCCCAAGTGGGTTGAGAAAGTGGGAGACATCACTTTCGTCCCAAAAGCGGAGGCAAAGTCGGAAGGGCCACCAACCTGATCGCTCAACTGGCGGTCAGAACTGGAATCAGCCCGTTGGATCTGATGGAGACACCGCCAAACATTATTGATGAGATGATTCGTCTCATTGTTGAGCAGAACGAGAAACGCTGATGCCAGTTGAGATGAATGGACTAGCCGAAACTTTGCGGGATCTTGGCAAGATTGAGCCTGCAATGAAACGGCAAGTTATGAAGGACATTCGAGGCGTCGTCAAACCTGTTGTTGATGTCATCAACTCCCGCATTCCGAGTGCGCCGCCGATCCGTGGTATGGACCATGACGGTCGGACAGGGTGGAGAAATGTGAAAAAGGTTGCGGTCAAAGTTGACGCCCGTAAACCTCGTCGTCCGGTAGGGGAATCAACGCAAGGCGCAAAGACTATGTCAGTTGTTCGCATCATCACTAAGGGTGCGCCAGTGGCAATTGTGGACATGGCAGGCAAGGCAGGCGGTCGCAAATCGCGCAGAGTTGACAAGTTCCAACGACCTAATTTTGCGTCAGCGTTAGACACGATTGGGAGCCCGTCGCGTTTCATGTGGAAAGACATTGACCGATCCATCAGCATGATTGAATCTAAACTGCGCAAGACTGTTGACGATGCGGTTTATGCCGCCAACAAAGAATTGATGAAGGTGCGTCTTTAATGGCTATAACGATTCCAGTCATAACAGAGTTCTCGGACAAGGGCCTCAAATCTGCTAAAGCAGCGTTTGCCAATTTCAAAACTGACGTCAGTGCAGCCGAGGGCGCAATGGGCAAATTTAAGGCTGGATCCAATGCGGCCCTGAACGCAGTCAAAGCCAACGCAGGAAACTTTGCAATGGCGGCTGGTGCCGCGTTTGTTGGTTTTGCCGCTAAAGGTGTCGCCGCATTCCAAGACCTAGCGATCTCATCGGGCAAGTTTGCTGACGCAACAGGTCTTTCGGTGGAGGAGGCTTCACGGTTCATTGAGGTCGGCGGTGACATCGGCATTGAGGCTGGAACCATTGAGTCCGCTATCGGCAAGATGAACAAGACTCTCGGAGCGAGCCCTGATGTGTTCGCAGAGTTGGGCGTGGAAATCGCCAAAACTAAATCAGGCGCAACCGATGTAAATCAAACTTTTTTGAATGTGGTGGAACGGCTGAACGGTATTAGAGACCCGGCACAACGCGCCGCCGCCGCTTCGCAACTGCTTGGCAAGGGCTGGCAGAGCATGGCGGAATTGATCTCTATGGGCTCCGACGAGTTGAGCAAATCGTTAAGCCAAGTGTCGGATGCAAAGGTCATTGACCCGGACGAATTACGACGCGCTCGAGACTTGCGTTCCTCAATGGACAATCTAAATGACAAGGTCGAGGATCTCAGTCTGACGCTTGGTGAAGAATTGGTACCTTCTCTCATTGCGGCTACTGACGGAATAGTCAAGTTTTTCGATGCCATTACTTTTGAGGTTGGCGGTGCCTCGTCTGCGTCTGGCGGTCTTTCTAATCTAAGCAAACTATGGGACAAGATCGCGGGCAACACTGACGACGCGAAGGACTCGGTTGATGAATACGGCAGCGCATCTAGACAAGCAAACGATGTGTTTCTCAACTTCACTAAAGATGTCGGATTCCAGAAAACTGAGGTCGGTGAACTGACGAACGCTTGGGAGGTTCTGCTAGGAACTTTGGACACTCGAGAGGCCTTGGATAACCTTGATGCCGCCCTTGAGAAAGTCTATGAGACAGGGATCAAAGCGTTTGGCGGTACCGCTGAGGAGGTGCGCGACTTCAACTCTGCGCAGAAGAACGCCATTGATCAGATCGCCGATCTTGCCATCGCGCTAGATCTCACTTTTGGGCAACAAAACGAACTCAAGATCTATGTGGACACTGGCGACCTTGCCCGCGCTGACCAATACCTTGAGGACATCAAGAGGAGTGGCGCGTTCCGTTTCGGTATCGGTGACACTTCAGGAAACTTCTTCGCAGCACCTCGCGCTAACGGTGGACCAGTCTCAAGCGGCAGTTCGTACCTTGTAGGCGAGCGCGGGCCCGAGATCTTCACACCGTCAGGCAGTGGGATGATTACACCAAACTCGGCGATCGGTGGCAACACGATCACCATCAATGTCCAAGGAGCCGACCCGCAGGCAGTCGTCAGAGCCCTGCAAGATTACAATCGGACTGCTGGCCCGATACCAGTGAACACTCGAGCGAACTGATGACCAAACAAGTTTGGATGATTGAACGGTTCTCAGGTGATGTCACTGATGATGTCATGTCCTTCACTTACTCCACAGGGAGGCGCACACAGTTTGATTCTTGGAGCCCCGGTGGGCTGGTGCTGACAATCAAGAACGAGTCCAATCAGGCTGACGGCTACAACCTCAACGACAAGATCATCCTCACCGCAGTTGGCTCTTATTGGTATCAGTGGTTCTATGTCCAAGAGGTTCTGTTCAACGATCTTGGCGGCACTGGCTCGGGCTCTACTGCCACAATCATCTGCACCGATCTCCTTGGCAGGCTTGGCCGCATCCAAGTGTTTGAGCAGTCAATTGGAAGCCAACCGACCATCCAACAAATTGACACTGAGTTCGCTTCTCTATTGCCAACAGGAACCATCTTTTCCTATATCAGCAACGGTGATTCAACTGCCGCGGCTGACGGTTCATATACGGGAACTGCGCTCAACCGATTGAACTTGAACATGGTGACTGAACAAGGATTGCTCAATGTAATTACTGAGCAAATTACGATGTTTGCCCGATCTGACATAGATCTCGCAAGTGGAGTTCTAATATTTCAGAGAGACAGTTCAGGGCTTGGCACAATTTTGCCGTATTCGGACATCAAGCGCATCGCTCTCGGCCCGAACTATCTCAACACTTGCACCGTGACTCCACCAACCGCCGCCGCGCAGAACGCGACAAACTCCGCAGGCGTGGCAACCTACGGCACCTACGGCGCAGAGTTCGCAACGGTGGACAACTCTCAAGCGCAGGCTTTATCGTTTGCCGAATGGCAGGTTTACTCTCGAGATGATCCCGATGAACTGTCCTTCCAGATCAGTATTTCAGACACTTCCTCCAACACTTTAGAATTTTTTTATGCGTCATATTTCAATCAAATGGTTTGCTATGTGTCCTACAAGAAACCCGGCTCGGCAACACCTGTCACTTCAACACAGATCATCCAGGGCTGGTCAATGTCCGTGAACCCATCACGCACCGACATTGAGATATTTACCAGCCCGCTGACATACACCAACTTCTTCACACTTGACTCCGACACTTTCGGAGTCCTCGATCAAAGCCGACTCGGCTGGTAAGGTAAAAATCATGACGACCCTCGGCAACTTCACAGTCGGCCAGACGCTGACCGCATCCGATATGAACATTATTGGCACATACTCGTCGTTCACTGTCACCACGACAGGCTCCGCCAACATGACCTTCACAGGAGTTGAATGTGTCGTCAATAAATTGGTCACTTTTGAGATCATCGGCACCTCAACGGGCGCGGCGACTCCACCGTTCTCGGTGACTCTTCCCGAAACCATGACCAACCTGAACTCGGCGGTCGGCATTCAAGTGGCGTGTCTAGACGACTCCGCTTCTACTTGGTACTACGGCAGTTGCATCCCGTCATCTGGAACTGTCATCAGACCGAGATCGTTCTTGGCAACTGGCACATATGTAAACAGTACGGGAGTCAGTGCTACTGTCCCATTTACATGGGCAGTGAACGATCTGATCGTTATTTCTGGAACATACCGAGCGTCATAATGAGAACCTTCATTGCCACTGTCGCCATTGTTATCGTTCTTGCTGGATGCTCCGACCGCACTCGACACACCTGCGAAACTAAACCCAATTCACCAAGATGCGACACCTCAACAGGAGCGACAACACCGTGAAGAAACTCTCAAACTCAGAGATCAAGGCTCGACTCATATTTGTCGTCGGAGTAACGCTCTCGTTCGTTTTCGGTATCTCCATGCTTGGAATCTTGTACGGAGTGCTATTTGTCGTACAACCGCTTGAGCCCTCGCCCACCGACAGTTCTTTCATTGACGGTATTTTGGCTCCAGCATTCATGGCACTTTTGGGGTTGCTCGGTGGGGTATTAGCATCCAACGGATTGAAAGACAAGGAGAGGTCAGATGACTAGCAGAAAATACACAGGCAACACTGACGGCAACCATCCGACAGAACGACCCGGCACAAAACGATTTGTTGAATACATGGAGTTCCTATTTGGCGTCAAATCGTTAGGGATCTACGCCAACCGCACAATGCGCGGCTCATCCAATCTGTCAGTCCATGCCACATGGCGCGCAGTGGACCTCACAGGCAAAGGGACCGCCAAACAGAACGCCGACTCCCGCAAAGCAATGGTTGAGTTCTTATTTGCCCATCGAGACATTCTTGGCATAGAAGAGATCCACGCTTACGACGGTGTCGGATGCCCAATCCCTAACCTCACCAAATATGGGGCTGGATACCGATGCGACCGTGACGCATGGAAGGCTTGGACCCCGCAGAAGAACGGCGGGACACCCGGAGGGAACTGGACCCATATTGAGATTGATCCCGCACACGCTAATTCCGTGGCCCTAGTCGAAAACTCTTTCACCAAACTCTTCGGCTAGATCCTTGACATTCGGCTTGGGAGTTGGTCAAATGACTGGCAACCAAGTGCGTCCTCCGATAGGTGGACCCCGACCGCAGGAGGAAACAATGCAACCATCCCTTTTTGACGTATGCATCACATCAGATGAGATGCTCAAATATGAAGCCTTCAAGAAGGCAAACCCGTGGGTCATGCCGACCCTCACCAAAATGTGCTACCAGTTGATGCACCGCGGATACACGCACTACGGCATCGCAGCACTCGTTGAAGTCTTGCGCTATGAGTACGCGCTCACTAACGACCCGTCCAGTGAGTTCAAATTCAACAACAATTACCGCGCATTCATGGCGCGAGAGATCATGCAAAAGCCAATGCTGGAGGGATTCTTCAGCACCCGCAAATCAATTGCGGACTTAACAGAGGACTACTAATGAATGTCAAAAGATTTCTAGGTTTAGGACTATTCACTTGGATGATGTGCTGGATCATTGCAACGGGCTGGAGTTCCAACCCCGTCCAGTCGTCTCCCACAGTGCAAACATCCCCTCAAATCACCGTCCAAATAATGCAACCGTTGGATGTTGAAGGTCAGTTTGTTCAGACCTACCCGGCAACGACTACTACAACAGTCGCGCCTATCGTGTTCGCCGAGGAACTGCGGGATCTACCTTGCGCGCAATGGTTCGCCACGGCAATTAAGGCTGGATGGCCCAACGACCCGAAAGTGCTTAAAACGCTCTCCAAGATTATGTGGCGTGAAAGCCGTTGCGAGCCGTCAGCGTGCAGCACAAGCGATTCAGGACGCCAATGCAGGGATTATGGCCTCACCCAAGGCAACTGGTATGCACACCATGTTTGGTGGGAGCAGATGGGTTTGACACCGACAGACATGTTTGACCCATACACCAATCTCCATTGGGCATGGCTCCTCTATTCGGGCCGTGAAGCCAAAGGTCAGTGTGGATGGCAACCGTGGTCACTGTGCTGACCCGCTGGTGGGAACATGCAGCCTGCAAAGGTATGGATCTAAACCGTTTCATCTTTGAACCCAACGAGAGGTTTTCAGTCAAACGCATTCGAGAAGCCAAAGCGGTCTGCGCGACTTGCCTAGTACGACCCGAATGCCTCAAAGATTCCCTCAAATACTCAACCAGTCAACTTGAGTGCTACGGCATTTGGGGTGGGTTGACATGGCGGGAACGCAAAGAACTACAAGAAACACTCATCCGCGTCTCACCGATGGTTTATAGTGACGCAACAAGAGACAACTGAGCAAGGAGCCCCGATGGAACCCGATCAAGCGCAAGCGCAAATCCGAGAGTTAGAGCAGACCCTCGCCTACCTCAAAGTGGACAAAGACATCCTCCAAACCTATGTGGAGGAATGGACCCACAGATTCCAGATCATGCAGTCATCCCGCAACCGTTGGCGACTGTGCGCGATGGAACTGGCAGACACGCTTTACAAGCGTCTCCCAAACCTTCCTGACTTGGAAGCGTTCTATTCGCTCCTGCATGACCCGCTTGACGGTGACGGTCTGTGATGGAACTTGGCGACATCCTCAAGAAGTATGCGGTCCCCGATCCGAGCATTGTGTCCAAACTGCCCAAGGGTGGCGTCATGCTCGATTTTGTCGGTCATGCTGACATCACCCGGATCCTTATTGAGATTGATCCTCTGTGGACTTGGGAACCATGCGGCTGGATTCTTGGCAGACCTGACATCCACATTGAGAACGGCATGGCGACCATGTGGGGCCGTCTGACCTTGCTTGGCAAAACCCTGATCGGTGTGGGTTCCGCTCGAGCAGATAAGGCTGACTACGAGAAGGAATTGATCGGTGACCTCATCAGGAATATTTCCATGAGGTATGGAATTAGTTTGTCATTGTGGAGCAAATCGGGTTGGGAGGATCTTGGAGGCACACAGAAGCCCGCAGGAGCCCCGCAAAGTTCTAGGACGGCTCAGAGTGCATCGTCGTCATCAGGGGATTCCCCGTCCGACGCGCAACTCAGGATGATCAGGGCTCTCGGACACAGTGACGCAATGCCAACCACAAAGGCAGCCGCGTCCACACTCATTACCGCGCTGAAAAACAAGGTCACCGCATCAGATGAGGGCCCGTTCTGATGATTGAACCGTCAGAAGCAGAGTTCCAAAAGACCGTGATTTCATTGGCTAAATTGCATCGTTGGATGATTGTCCATATTCAGCCGGCACAGATTCGCCCTGGTGTTTGGGTGACACCAACGACAGGAAACCAAGGGTTCCCCGATCTCATCTTGTGCCATCCATTTCGAGGACTTGTATTTTGCGAACTTAAAACCAACAAAGGGATTGTCAGCAAAGACCAATGGAACTGGATCTACTGTCTGCGCGACGCAGGGCAAGAGGTTCATGTGTGGCGGCCCGCAGACATTGACACCATCAACGAACGACTATCAAGGAGAGAACAGTGACCAAATACATGCAACCCGTCAACCCGATCAGAGTTTGGCAGCGCGGAGACACAGCAAACTATTGTCATCCAGTTTTTGCAATGGCGGTCATTGACGTCAAGTTAGTTCCCGAGGTTGAGTATCTGACAATCAACGGTCTGTTCATGCGTAAGCGCGACATCATGTTTGCTGAGGTTCTGCTGGATGGTGTGTGGACTGCAATCAAAGATCATCGCAAAGCACAGCCTGTGGATAACAATGCCGAGTAACGACAAGAACACATACAAGAATTATTCGGCGGCGCAAATGGCAGAGTTGCGTTCAATGTGGCGTGAGAAGTCCCGTAAGCGCGTGGCGTCATGGTCTGATGAACAACGGCGCGTTCATAATCAACGAATGAAGGCACGCTACAAACCGACAAATCGTTATCGAGACATATCGAAGCAAGACAGATATGAACTGGTTGTTCAAGCAAAGTTTGACGCTGGACATTGCGCCGATTGTTTAATGACTGTGGAAGGTTGGAATCATGTGATGTTTGCTTGGGATCATCAGCCTGGATTTGTCAAACTGTTCAACCTTTCCAAAGCAGTCAAATATCCAAGTTCAATGATTGTCGAGGAGTTGGCTAAGTGTGTGTTGGTTTGCCACAACTGTCACGCGATGCGGACCCATGTGTTTAAGGACCATCGCAAAGGCAACCAGTGTCAGCCATTTGATAACCCTCAGTTGACCCTGCTTGACATGTTGACCTGAGCGCGTCTAGCGTCCGATCTCTACAACTGATTACGGCAGATTCCAGAAGAGGGAGTCATTAGCCCCGGCATGAGTCTGAAGCCTGCCAAGGGGAACACTCGGGAACGAGGGTAGGCGGCCATGTCATGTGGCTGATCAGCGTTCCCAAACGAACATGGCGATGGTTCTCCACCTACTTCAAGACAGGCTGACCAGTGGCTACTTGCCCAAACAGTGGGGGCACAGACCTCACGCGTTACTCATGACAAACGAGGACAACCGCGCCGAGTGACCTTCTCGGTGTGGGCGTCAGTATCCCTTGACCTAATGCACTACGCTCTAGACCTATGGCAGGCAACCCGATCTACGGAACCAAACGATGGAAACAACTCCGCACCCAAGTCATCCAAGAAGAACCCATCTGTCACTGGTGCAGACGAGCCCCTAGTACTCAGGCCGATCATGTGATCGAGTTAGACCAAGGCTCCGACCCCTACGACCGCACAGGCATAGTTGGTTCATGCGCCAGTTGCAACGCATCTCGCGGGGCTAGATACATCAACCGCAAAACTGCCCAACGCATCCAAAACCGCAACAAAGCACCCGAGTTTTCTTTTTCAGAAAATTTATCCAC